GAGTACCCACCAAATGACTCGCTGTTAAAGGGTGACATGGCCGCACTGTCAGCAGACTCGTATTTCGCACGCCACTCTTTAATCTCAGCGGCAAGGGCAATGACCGCCTCCGGCAAAGCCATCGCCCAAATCGCACCTTTGAAAACCTCGTCCTTGAGCACATCCGACTCCGCTGCCTTTCTGTGCACGCCGTCATTAAAGACGCTACCGACGATACGGTAGTACTGGTCATTCATGATCGCATTCAGCTTGACTGCCCCCATATCAGAGTTGGCATATAAGATACCTTCCCGGATTGTGAACTCGCCAAAAATCCGCTCGTGATCAAACCAGTTCTTCAGATAGCCGCACAGCTCCGTCAGCGTTAAAAGCATTTATCAGCCTCCTGCACTTGCACTGATTGTCGCAACTGCAATACCGTCGAGGTACTCAGCCCACAGCTTCATGCCCATAAGAGCAAAGCTCTCACCGACAGCCGTGGTGTAGTTTCCTTCGGAATGGAACCCGATAAGATTGGTCTCACCTTCCACAGCGTAGTTCAAGCCAAGCTGCGCAAACTCGCTGTCGCTCGGATCAATGTAGTACAGATCGATGTTCTCGACCGGTAACGCAATGACCTTATTGCGAGCGATGTCAGGAGCAGATAACAGGAACAGCGTGCTGTAGCCCATGAAATCCTTCAGGTAGGTCACGCCATGCGCGGTCTGAACCGTAATGGCTGCAGCGCCGATGTAGTCATACAGATCCAGCACGTTCGCGAATCCGACCACATCAGACACGGTGCGACGAAGCGTGTTGAACTTGTCAAGCACAGCGCCCTTCGCCTTGGCAAGCGCCATCTGGAAGGAATCCGCACTCACCGCCAGTGAACCGGTATTCAGGAAGGTGAAGAAGTTGGAAAGAACTTCCGACTGCAGTTCGTGCAGGAACGCCTCGTCGCTCTTCTGAACCGCAATCGCTGCGCCATACTGCGCAACATCCTCAATTGGAACCGCCTTCGCGTACTTCTTGATTGCGATGCTTTCCTTCGCGGCCTTCGAAATCGTTGCCTTGCTGTACGGAATAACCGCACCGGCAGGAACATCGCCGTCCTCAAGCGCAACCGTAGCCGTGTAAGACACAAGCTCCGTGCCGGGTGCCTTACGAATCGGACGCATAATACCCAGGATGTCTCTGAGCGCATCCCAGTTCTGCGTGAACCGCGTCACAAAATCGATGTCACGCGGCGTTACATTCTGATAAACGTTCGGGAGAGAATCTCTCGGAGTGGTTAAGGTTTCAACATTCGTTGCAGGCATAATTCTTCCTTTCTGCTCAATCCTTCTGAGCGTTCAGATAATTCGCCCATGCAGCCTGCCGCTCCCCGGTATCCTTGATTGCCATGATGTCTGCCTTAGACATGACAGCGCCCTTCATCGCGTTCGGCGGCGTGCTGACACTGGCTCCTTTGGTATCGTGGCTCACCTTGAAATCACCCCACTCAGAATTGATGGTCTTACGATGACCTGCCTCGTCCTCAATCTTGCCGTCCTTGTCAACCTTAATCGTTGCAAAGTCGGTGACCTTGACGATGGTCTCAATGCGCTTGTCGGAGATCCCCTCGGCCTTCAACAGCTCGCGATAGGCGTTCTGCTTTGTCGTCAGGGCAACCTTCTCGGACTCCGTTTTTTTGTAGTCCGCGAACTCGTCCTTAAGCGCCTCGTACTTGGTCTTCCACTTCTCAGCGGTCGTTGCATTGTCCTCGGCGGTCTGCTGCCGTTCCTTCAACGAGTCAATCTCTGCCAGCTTCGCCTTGTAGCGTTCCTTCTCGACGTACTCGTTACCGACGGCATTGCGGATAGCCGTGACTGCTGCACCGATAGCCGATGCCGGGATAGACCCATCATCCCCTGCGTGATCCTTCAGCAATTTTTCAAAGTCTGCCATATCATCCTCCTTATCGCAGTTTTTCGTGAGTGCTACACTGAGAATTCAGGAAAAAGAAAAAGTCCTACCCGAAAGACAGCATCGCCTTCCAGATAAGACTTGTTTGCATTGGTGGATTGATCTGGCAATCCGTGCGGTAGCTACTCCGCGCCCCTGCGAATATTCTTTTCCCTTGCTTTAATTATAACGCAGGGTGCGTGAAAACTGTTAGTACCACTTTTTGCACATTATGGAATTTTTTTGGTACGCGCTCTTTTACACAAACCACGAATCACAAATCTCTTCCGGGTGCTCCACGAACCACTTCAGAACCTCAATCATCAGCGGTTCCGGCAACGACAGCGGCTTAAAATACGACACCGTATCATCCTCAATCTCGATATCAAACTCGATGCCGCACCGCGATGCGATACCGATATAGTCCTCACCGTCCTTTGTCAGCTCCGCAATCATCGGAGCATTGCCGCTGTCAAAGCGTTCTGCGCCTGCATAGCAATCCCAATCTTCCTGGTTGAATCTTCTCATCTTCGCCATCACTCCACCTTCCTGCCCGTCACGCCGATAGCCCAGCCAATCATTTATGAATTCCACTCGCCTTATAATTCCTTCGCAATCCAGCGATTTTCTTTGCGGCTCTTAACAAGCTGGAATTCCTCTCCGTCAATTTTGATGTAGCGGTCGTTGATGATACAGCAATCGTGCCCGTCTGCCTCAAGTTGTCTGTACGCCTTTACGATGAGTTTTTCCTTGCTAATCCCTAAACCAAATCCGTTAACGAAATCCTGCAACGCCTTCATCCTCGTTCTCCTTTCACGCTACAACTTCTACTACCCAACCGTTACTGCGATAGATTGTGATATAGTGGCCACGGAAACCTTCCTGCAGGTATTCCGGAACCCCGTAAGCCCTGGTCTTCGCCGTGGACTGTAACTTCATGATTCCGTCGCGAATCCCTAAAACCTTAAGCTCGAATGCTGCGCTACCCCTTCTGACCTTAACCTTCATCTCGTTCTCCTTTCGGTGTGCGGTTCCTTTAACTGTGTCCATAATAACTCTGTTGCGTACACAACACAAGTGCCTTTTTGCACAAAGTTTCAGGAAAGTTTTTGGTGGTATTTGTTATGCACGCAACACCAAAATTGTGCTATACTTAACCTCGGAAAACAACGATTTCAACAGAAATGGAGCTTTGTATGGGAATTTCAGACCAACGACGGCAATACCTGCTCGATTACCACAAGGAAAAGATCAAGAGAGTCCCCCTGGACATGCCAAAAGCGCAATATGACCGCATTAAGGCCGCCGCAGATGCCGCCGGGGAATCCGTCAACGGATACATAAAAAAAGCCGTAGAACGGCAAATCTCGCAAGATTTAAAGCAAAAGAAAAGGGGATGACCTCGTCACCCCCGGAACTTCGATAGCGCCTCACCCACATGATTCTCCAGAATCCGGTTGTACTGCCCCATGCCGCCCTCGACGGCTTCCTTCAAAAAGTGGCTCGCCTTTACGCCCTGTGTCATATGGGCATCCAGCCCCTGCGACCGCAGGATGGCCATAATCTTTTTGGCCTCCTCAAAGGAATAGGTCTTGTGCGTCGTGCGACCTTTGGAATCGCTTCCCTCGACATAAACCCACCAGCCCTTACGCCCGGAGCCGTTCTCCGCATGAACGCCGGTACCGACCTCGTGAAACACAGCGTGCTCGAGCGCAGATCCAACGTGAACCGAAAAATCCTTCACGATGTGCGTTATGCTCTGACGCAAACCACCGGATCGCACCAGCCCCTTCGCGGTAATAGAATTCGTGATATCGCCCTCGGCCTGAACGCCAATCTGCTCCAGGGCATTCTTGAGCTCCTCAGCGACCGCCGCCTTGACCTTCGGTGTGTTGTCGGTGAATTTACCTGCTGCCATAAGAACCTCCCAAAAAAGAGAACCGCCCTGCGCGTGCAAGACGGTAATTACCTCTTTAAGCTGGCAGGTGAATCACTCCCTGCATCTCTTGTGAGCCACTCTCGTGGCGCGTGGCGACTCCATTTCCACCTCAGCTCAATTACAGTATACCATCAATCACCGTCAAATACAACAACAGAATTCCTATCCAATTTTTCAACCGTCCGCTTTCCAGCGGTATGCAATGATACGATGGCTGATCGCGAATCAGAGTCCTTGCTTGCCATTTCAACAATAGCCTTGAACATACCAGCTGCTCCTGCTCCAATAAAGATAGCCCTGTCGCTACTCTTTCTGGATTCAAAAACTCGCATCGGGTTTTCTATCCCGGACGCAATGCTTTTTACATGGCGCTCATAATCACCAGGATGTCTTTCTTGTATGTGTTTAATTACTCCTAAAGGAAGATACACATCTTGTTTTATGTCGCCGTATCGCTTCAACACAGCGCTATTGTTAATCCTCGCAATCGGCTTATCGGAAAATGGATTGCCCTCTTTGGGCGATGAGCCTCTCTGGTTTGTTTTGTGATGTGCTTTCCACTCCTCATACGACATGTCGCCCATCTTCGGTGACATCTTCACCGTCTCGCGCTCATACCCCTTCACCTGAAATATAAGGGCGCACCGGCAGTTGTACACTTCCGCAGGCTCACCTGCGCCACCCGGGAAATCCAGCCCGTTAGAAAACGGCTTGTCCAAGTCTACACGCTCTCCATGCAGGTCGACATGGGAATCACGCGTCACATGATCGAGCGTGGCCACCCACTCCTTCTGCATCTCAACGCCCTTCCCTGCGACACGTTCTGCTGCCGCCATGCGGCCTGCGTTCTGCGCATTGGTTGTCATAGTACGAGCATTCCGGACCGCTGCCTTCAGGTTCATGTCCGTAACGCGCTGGAGCCTGCGAGCGATGCCGTGGTAATCCTCGCCCTGCAGGATCCCCTGCAGCAACTCAGCCTGGATGTGCCGCGCATTCCACCGCAAGTCCTTGTTCGCCGCCGCTCTTGCAGATGGCGTACCGGCCTTCGGTTTTGGAAGGAGTTGCTGCGGAGATCGCATCAAGCGCTCCGCAGCGTCATGGTTGTAAAGGGTGTAGGAAGTATCAATCTTCGCATCGTGCTCGAGCTGGAACGTCGCAAAATCGTGATTGAGCGCATAGACCTCCGGCATGTGCCCCATGACCGTACTCATGGCAATCTTATTCGCATTGTGGTAATCAGCCGCCAGGACATCACGCATATCCGTCCAGCGCTTGCCGGTAAGCGCCTTGCGCGTCATGTAGCGCTCGTAATCTTCCTGCGTTGCTTTCCCTGCGGCGACCTCCTGTCGCAACTGCTCCGCGCCATCCTTGAACTGCGCCATATAGGAATCGACCTTCGCCTGGATTTCCTTGTTCGCCCTCGCGTATTCCTTTCGGATTTCCATCTCGGTCTGACGCAGGATCCTATCGGTTTGTGTATGTCCTAAATCACTCAACGGTTCTCCAACCACTCAAATATCGCCCACGCAATCACGGTGCCTACTGACGCAACCACCACAAGAGCAACGAATGCAGTTATTAAAAGACTCAGTATCGCAATCATCAACGCACCGCCACTAAGCTTTCGCCGTCAAC